GAGCCGCATCTCAATTCCCACTGCGGCGCGGGCCGGAGCCTGCAGCAGATTGATCACCTGCTGCGCGAGCTGCAGGGGCTGCCCGACCAGCAGATCGATCCCGTAGTTGATCGCACTCTGCGCGTCCCGAAAGGCCGTATCGGCGGCGGTCACTGCGTCCGCTGCGCCGCCCATGGCATCAGCGACAAGCCGAACCAGATCGCGCGAGGTCGACTTCGTCACAGCGCGCGCGGCCGCCGTCTTCGAGTCGACCTGCTCCGCAAACTCTTCGGAGCTGGCAAGGTCCACCGCGTCGAGCGCGGCGAGCAGCTCGTTGCGCGGACTCGCAAGCCCGGACGGGTAGAGCGCCTCCAGCGTAGCGAAGAAGGTGACCTCCACGATCGACTGATTCGCGCCCGTCTTGAGGTCGTCCCGCCGCGTGATCGTGCCGTAGGGGATCGCGTCGAAGGAGCCGTAGAAGGGGTGGTCGAGTCGACCAATCCCACGCTCGAGCAGCCCAACCTCGAACGCGGTCGCCGCCAGGTCATGGCTCTCGCCGGTGAAGAAGCAGCGCAGCGGGTAGCGCCGGACGCCATACCCGTTGTCCTGGACATAGCCGCCGTCGACACCCGGGAACTGAAACAGCGCGGTGCGCTTGTCGGTCTCGCGCGAGACGTCCTCGTAGAGGAAGGTCATCCGGATTCCGCTCGGAGGCGTATAGGCCCCCTCACGCACGCGATCCTGCCAGGCCACTAGAAGCTGCCTGACCGCGCGAGCGAAAGGCTCATGTTGGCGCCCGGCGAATGCTTCGAGAAGCTGGCCTTGCCGGTCTGGTCGCGAATCACGAGCTCGCTCTGGTTGGTCGTGGTGGTTTCGCTGATCGAGCGGGCAACACGGTCGGCGGGGCTGACGACTTGCGGCCCCGTCGTGGGTGGACTCGTCCCTTCGCCGGGCTCTTCGTCCGTCCCGAGGACCGAGCGCCCAAGCGCGCGCACCTTGTCCACGGCCCACGTGATCTTGTCGAAGATCGGAGCGAGCACGCTCTCGAAGATGCCGGCAATGCCCGCCCAGAGCTTCGAAAAGAAGCCCGTCAGCGCGCCCCAGATCGTCGTGAATCCCTCGTACCAGACCTTGCCGACCGCCAGGACGGCGTCAAATGCCACGCTCGCAACTGCTGTGACTTGATCCCAAAGCCAGCGAAACGCCTCGAAGACAGGATCGATCACGCGGTCGTACAGGAAACCACCGACCGTCGCCAAGATCTGGAAGAGCGGGTCCAGGATTGGCTTCCAGATCAACACAACCATGCCGACGATGAATTCGAAATAGCCCATCAGGATAGGTTTCAAGACACCCCAGAGAGCGCTGAATACCCCCACCACTTTCTCGACGATGAAGCCGGCCATGTCGACCACGCCTTGCCAGATCGCCGCGAAGAAGGCGACGATATCCGGCCAGAACGCGACGATGAGGGCAAGCGCTGCCGTGATCGCGACGAGCCAGATCGTGAGGGGCGTCGCACTCAGCAACCACACCGCAGCGGTCACCAGCTTGATCGCCACTGCGACCGCCGTGATGACCGCGATGAAGCGCGCGATCCGACCCGCCCATGCAAGGATGGTGTCGAGGTTGTCCGCGATCCACTTGAAGGCGTTCCCGATGCCTTCGACAATCGCCGCTTGGTTCTTGCTGAGCCAGGCGTCCATCTGCTGGATGACCTTGCGCAACGGGCCACTCTGAAGCGCATAGACATCGATCAAAAAGGTGTTGAAGCCTTCCTTGAGACGGTCGATGTCGCCGCCGAGAGTATTCATGCGGATCTTCGCCATCTTCTCGGCGGTGCCTGAAGACTTGGACAGCGCGTCTTGCAGGTCGAGATAGCCTCCGCTCGCCTTTCCCAGCGCGTCCTTCAAATTGATCGCGGCGCGCTGTCCACGCATGCCGACCAGCTCCGCGAAGAAAGCTGCCTGCGCCATGTTGCCGCCTGCACCCTTCGCGGCCTGCGTGAACGCCTTCAAGACTTCCACCGGGCTCTTCATGTTGCCGGCTGCATCTTGAAAGGAGATCCCGAACTTCTTCATCTTGCCGCGCGCTTCATCCGTCGGGTCGCTGAGCTTGGTCAGCATGGTGGCAACCGCCGTGCCAGCCTCGGACGCATCGATGCCCACGTCCTGCAAGAGCGCCGCCATCGCAAGCGCGTCGTTCACGTGAATCCCGAACTGCTTCGCAGTTGGGGCGAGCTTCGACATGCTCTCCGCAAGGGAAGACATGCTGCTGTCGGTCTTCACGCTTGCGAGCGCCATCGCATCCGCGAGGGACTCGGCTTGGCTCGCTTCGAGTCCCATGCCCTTCATGACGTGCGTGACGGCTGCAGTCGTCTCTGCAAGGTCCTCGCCGGCGGCGGACGCCGCGTAGACCATGCCGGGAATCGCGGCCAGGATCTTCTGCTCATCAAGCCCCGCCTTGCTCATCTGCTCCATGGCATGCACGACGTCGGTCGAGCTGAACTGTGTCTCGGCGCCAAGCTTCTTGGCTGCCTTCTCGAGCGCCCCGAGCTGGTTGCGTGTCTGGAGTGACGTCGCCCCGAGGTTCGCCATAGCCTGGTCAAACTCCAGCCCCGGCTGCGCCGCCGCCCAGAGCGTGGCGCCCACACCAGCAACAGCCGCGGCGGCGCCGATCCCGGCATTCTTCAGCCCACCAATCCACTTGTCCGCCACGCCGTCGAGCTGCTTGAAGCTCATCTCGGTCGCCTTCGTGAAGCGCTCCATGCGTGACTGCATCTTCGTGATTGGCGCAGTCATCTTGTCGATCGCGCGGAACACCGCATCGACGCTGAAGCGACCAGCCATGAACCACCTTACTTTCGGCGACGAGCAATGGGTCGACGCGCCACGGGGCCACCCGACGGCTTGGTGTGTTTCTTCAGCTCGGCCCGCAGCCCCGAATAGAAGAAGCGGATCTCGGCCATGGTCAGCGTGCGTGGATCAGGGACGCCCGGGTAGTCGCGGCAGACCTGCAGCAGCATCTCACCGTAGACGGGCAGGAGCGTGTGCCCAGGTTCGCCGCGTAGGGCGTGTAGCCTTGCGTCTTCGCCGCCGCGCACGAGCGGGGTCGAGACGCTCAGCCCAAAAAAAGTTTCACAAACGTCTGACACACCTTGAAGTCGCGACTCGCCAGCTTCGCGAACGTCTTGGCGTCGGTCCGTGTCATGTCCGCCAGGACTGCGATCATCTTCGCCACGTCATGCCCCTTCTTGTGCGCATCGGTCGCCATGAAGGTGGCGCCGGTTGGCTCGTAGAAGGTGATCGCCCGACCGTCGCCTGACTGCGGCGTGAAGACGGGCTGGCCGCGATCATCGATGACGACATGCTGCCGCTCGATCGCGCGCACGATCACGGCTTTGACCTCTTCGAAGCCCTTGATGTCGTCCGCGTCCATGCGTGACGCGTCGATGTCCAAGTCCATCGCTTCGCAGAAACGCTCGAACTCGGCTTCGGCGACCTCGCGTGCGACCCCACGCGCCAGGTCGAGCACCTTCGCTGATTCCATGCCTCCCCCCTCATTCCTACTGCTTGGTCAGCTCTCCGGGCCCCGCAAGCGACAGCCCCGCGGTGGACGCCTGCGACGCGTATTCGACGGCGTCGACGACGGTGCCGCGCCCCGAATACACGGCGCCCGAGGCGTAGGTGATCGCGATGGCGTAAAAGCCGTCGATGTCGGCACGTCTCCCGTTCTGCAGCTCCTGCAGAAACTCTTGGTCGGCCCGCAGGTCGTTGACGTCGATCACGACACCACTCAGCGACCAGCCGGTGCGCGTCTTGATCACCCGCGCGGTGCTGTCGCCGTTCATCTGCAACTCGTTCTCGAAGCCGCCGAGCTTACGCGCGACGTCCGCATCGGCCGCGACGCTGAAGTTGCGCCCGCGAATCGACACTGATTCGATGCTTCCGCCAGTCGACATGTCCATCTCTCCTGCGGACAGCGCGCCCGCGTCGTGGGGTTACGCTGCTGCGCTCGCTCCGAAGTAGAAGCCGAACCCAAGCTCGATTCCCTTCTGGACCGTGTTGCCCGAGAGCTGCACGATCAGCCGAAGGTCAAGTCGCTTCGGGTTCATCGCGTTGATCGACGCGGTCGTCTTCTTCTTGGCCGACGCAGGGTCCGACAGAAACGCGTACAGCCCGAGCGAGTCGATCAGCGCATTCGCAGCGGCAACGGCGTCCTTCGGCTTACGTGCTGCGTAGTTGACGACGGGCTGATCGTTGGGCACGAGCGGCGCCCCGTCCCAGTCTTCATTCTCGAAGATGAGCGAAAGGTTGAAGATGATGTTCTGCAGCTTGACGATGTCGCACACGTACCGAAAGCCGGGCGGCTCTTCGCCCGTCGGACGGTAGAACGTGACGACATCGGACAGGCAGACGATCCCGTCCTTGATCTCGATCGTCGACGAGCCGTTCTTCACGGCCATGTCGCGCGTCCGATAGTCCCACTGTGCACCGTCAGGGCCGGGCGTTAGTCCCGTCAGGCGCTGCGAACCATAGTCGCGCGGTGGATTGTTGTTCGCGATCCGTGCGATGCGCGCGAGCGCCCGCGCAGCAACCACGACGGGGAGATCTTCGGCCCCTGGCGACACGATCTGCGCGTTGACCCGATCCGTCCGTCGACCTGCCGAGACGGCGGTGGCTTCGGCGACGGCGGCCGCGGTTGTGCCGACGAACGACACGAAGGGCTTGCGGACGAGCTCGCCCCATCGCTGTTCGCCGAAGGTCGCGAGCTCGTCGAGCGCCTCTGTGTCCGTGACGTCGAGGCCATTCAGGATGAGGGTCTCCCACACGTCCACGATCTGCCCGAGCGCACTCGCCACCGAGGGGTTCCCCGCGCCGCCCGAGGGCTGCGTGAAGGCGAACGAGACGCCGTAGGACTCCCCTTCCACCGACAAGCGGATGGCATTGGCGCTCGACCCCTTCCACTTCGAGGTGAGGTCGAGCTTCGTCGCAGGCACTTCGATCGTGAAGTTGTCCCCGACCACGAAGTCCGTCGTGCCATCGGTGACCGTGAACTGCAGCCCCGCCGCGTCGACCTCGGTCGTTCCGCCGGGTGCAGGTGTTAGCGTGACCGACGAGACCGCAATCCCGTCCGGGTCGCTCAGTACGAACTTGCCCCCATCCGATATGGCTCCAGTCACAGCCAGCTTGTAGGAGCCAGGACGGGGTGTCCCGACAACCGACAGCGCGGTCACGGTGCCGTTTCCCGTGTTCGTGCCTGGCGTGGAAGCCGCCGCCCCGTAGGTCGGCAGGACCGTCACAGGCATCTCCAGCACCGACTGAATCGCGACCATCACCGATCCCAGAATGTCCGAGACCGACGCACCTACAGGGATCGTGAAGCTCGACGAGCGAATCCCGCCAACCTTCACGCGATAGCTGGCCGCGCGGGTCTGGGTTCCTAGGGCCGTGATGTCTCCCGTAGCTTCAGTTGCGCCGGCCGCTTGCTGCAGCGGATAGACCGTCACGGGCACCGTGCCGACTCCGTCGCCATTGATCGGTTGCAGCTGAAGCATCGCGAGGTGTGCGGGCGAGCCGTACCCCACTTTGCTCCCCACCTCGCCGGCGGTGCGCGCCGCGAACTTCGTCGAGCCATAGGCTGCGTCGGTTGCGCCCTGCGCGATCACGGCAATCCGCTGCGGCAGGTAGAGCACCGCGCCTTCGCGCAAGTCCTTGTAGGTCGTCTCAATGCCGAGCACACGGGCAACGGCGGATGCGTCGATGGTCATGGGTTCAGACTCCCGGGAAGGTCGCGGTGAAATAGGAAAGCTCGCCGTCCGCCGCGCGTCGCACGTTGAGGGAGAGCAGTTCGAGCGGCTCGCCGCGGACCTGCGGCGAGTACTCGGAATGGTCGACGGTGAGCGTGATCCGCGCTGCGCCGACCCGCTGTACCTGCAGCGCATCGAGCTGCGGATCCATCGTTTCGATCGAGGCGATCCAGCGTCCGCCAACCGTGCCGCGCAGCCCGAGATAGGTGTACTCGGCACTCATCAAGTAGTTCCGGACGAGCCGGATGACCCGTTGCACCTCGAGGGCGGCGAGCTCGTCGCCTGGACGGTGCCCGCCCCCGGCGACGTCCTGGCTTACAGCAACTGCGTAGCAGTCGATGAAGTAGGTCGAGTCCGCGCGTTGACGCTCGACCACGTTGGACGACGACTTGATGTAGGTCGAGCCCGAGTAGCTGACGTTGACGATGGGACGAGGTGGGTCCTCCCCTTCGACCAGGTCAACGAACTCGCCGAAGGGGTTGGTCCGCTCCGTGTACACGCGCAGATCCCAAGGCGTGGGGTCGCGCGCGGCTGCGGTGGCGAGGAGCTGCTGCTGCTCGGTCTCGATCAAGAGCAGGGCTCCGATCTGATCTCGCACCAGCTCGAACACGTCGACCTTGTCGACGAGCTCGGTGAGCTTGGGAGCCAGCATCAGCTCACCCGCTCTTGTAGACTTCGCCGACGCACCGGACGCTCCCGAGATCGTTGTCTGGCAGCACCTCGATCACCTTGTACGTGCGCTCGACGCCGTGCGCGTCTGCAAAGCGTACCGTCCACGGTTTGGACGACCCCTCCGAGACGGCACGCACTTCGCCGAGAGGTGCGAGCACCGCGGGCAACAGCTGCACTGTCACGCGTCGCCCCATGATTCCCAATCCCGTCTCCGGGTCCACGACCTCGCCGACGTCCGACGCCAACCCGGCAAGCGTCACGCTCACGCCGGCGGGATTGGTCACGGTGATCGCGGTGGCGAACGCCGTCACATCGGAAAGGATCGCCGCGTGGTCGGCGATCGCGAGTAGGCGCAGGCTCACTCACCCCGTGGGCGAGGACGTGCCGCCACCAGGCGACTGTCCGGACTCAGCGGGCTGCGCAGGCTCGCTGGACTTCTTCTCGGTCTTGACGACGTATCCGAGCTTCTCGAGCTCCGTAAGCCGCTCGGCCCCGCCGGCGACGTCCTTCTCGCCGATCTCGGCGCCCGCATCATGCAGGTCACCCCGGGCGCCCGTGAGCGACTTCCCTGGTGCGACCCGGTAACCACTCGCGGAGGGCTCGGGCTTGTCCTTGCCCGCGACCTGCCCGGGGATGGGCGCGATCTCTCCAGGCTCGGAGCTTGGGAGGGACTTCGACTGGGCCGGATCGGTCGTCTGCGCGCCGCCCGACGTACCCTGCGTGCCGCCCCCGTCGCGCTCGGCCTTGAGCTTCTGCAGCGCGGCGAGCGTGTCTTCGAGTTGCTGCGTGCTCTGGTTCGTCAGGTCGGGCGCGGAGATCTGCAGGGTTCCCGCGAGCTGATTGATCTGATCGACCAACTGCTTGTCTTGCTTGTTTGCCATGGTCTCGCCTTACACCCTTGTCTTGAGGCAACCGAACGTGTCGATCGCAGTTGGGATCGTGAGGGGGCGAGTGCCCGCCTCGAGCTTCAAGTGCTTGCCGTCGGGCGTGAAGTAGGCGTTGACGGTCAGGTCCAGCTTCGAGGCGCCGTCGGAGATGCGCGGCGGAAGAAACTCGAGCGCAGGCGCGATCGGCGGACGAAGCAGCGGGATGCCGCCCCAGGTGAGGTCGAGCCGTGTCCCTTCGGACAGCATGATCACGCTGTCCGTGCCGACGTACTCCTTGACGATGTTCGTCTGGGGATCGACGTAGGTTCCGTCGTAGACGTACAGCTCGTACTCGTAGTTATCCAGGAAGATGGTTCCCTTGTAGGAGCCTCCGCCCGGAACCTGCCGCGGCTCGATGTTGCCAACATTGATCCGCAGAAGATTGAAGAGCTCCCGCACTTCCTTCTTCGCGAAGAAGTCGCGCCAGGCACGCTTTCCGAAGATCAGCCGATTCGGCAGCCCGCGACCGTCGCGCCGCACCTGGTCCGCCAGCGACTGAATGTCCGCGAGCGGATTGTCCGAGCCGGCCCCCCAGTCCGCGCTGGCGGTCGGGAAGTGCGCGGTGCGTGGTCCGAAGTCGAGCACGAAAAGCGGTCGTCCCGCGTTGTCGGTCAGGGTCAGCTTTCCAGTCTGCAGCACCTGCGCAGCCATGAGCTCGACCGAGCGACGGATCTTCATCTCGAGCTTACGAAATACCTGAAAGGCCTGCTCCGTGGCATTCGCGAGGTAGTTCGGATCGGTGAAGATGTCCTGGCCCGGCATGCGCCGAATCATGTCGTAGGACGTGATCGTCGCAGACTCATCGAAGACGGGCGGCGTGAAGCCTTTGTTCTGCCAAAGCGTGAGCTCGTTCTCGCGCGTCCCAGCACTCAAGTCCTGCACGACGATTGCGACCTCTTCCGAGTCGCGCATGATATCGAGCGACACCATCTCCGACGTGTGGAAGTTCTGCGGCGGGCTGTCGAAGAAGCTCGTCAGGAATAGGACCGGGCTCGCCCGCTCCACATACATCCTGATCAGGTGCTGTGTTGATTCGGTGCTCATGTCTAGACCTCCTGCGGACGCACCGAACCGAGCACGCGCGCTGAACCAGTTCAGCGAAGCGCGACGTTGGTCGCCGACGGACTTCGAAGTGGAAGGGTGGGTTAGGCCGTCTGCCCGACTTGCTGCACATCGACCGGCGTGATGCCGTAGTTGCGAAGCTGGTCGAGAATGGCAGGGGTGAGGTTGTTACCGTTGCCGTCGGCTGCGATGATCAATCGATTACGGTTGACCTCGCCCTTGATAAGCGGTCGCGCCAGGACATCGCCTGCGCCGACTGCGACGACGTCATAGGTCAACACCGCGACCGGCTTCTCGCTTCCGTCGCTCGCGCCCGTGGCGAATGCCTTGAGCTTGCCACCCGCGGTGACGCGGCCAAGGAGAGTCCCCTTGAGGAGCGTCGCCGCTGCCGCAAAGGTGATCACCTCATCGCGGAACTGCTCATCCTTGAGGGCGATCGACCCGCCGTACCGGATCGTGGTCGTTTCGATGGTTGCCATTAGCGTCCCGCCTTCCCCTGCCGCGCCCGAAGAATATCGACGACCTTGTCGCCGAGATCGGGCACGACCGCTGATGCACCCGCCGGTGCACTCGTGCTTGTCTGCTGCGCTGCCGGCG